AAACCTTGCAAAATGAACACAACAAAATAATTATTTAAAACAACTTTACCTAAAATCAATCAGCTTCTTCTCGAAGTTCCCCTTTTGTGAAATCACAAGAGGGGATCTAGGCATTACTTCTTTTCTAATAAAATCAAAAACATATCATCATGAAAGACATAGAACGTTTTTGGGAAAAAGTAGAAAAGACAAATTCATGTTGGAACTGGACAGCTAGTAAATTCAAAAATGGTTATGGGCAATTTCGATTAGGAGGAACAATGGTTTTAGCTCATCGATTCTCATATGAATTATCAATTGAAAAAATCACGAAAGGATTAGAAATTGATCATCTTTGCAGGAACAGAAAATGTGTTAATCCGGAACATTTGGAATTAGTAAATCATCATATGAATTTGTTAAGAGGAAATACTATAGCTCGTTTTAATGCTGAAAAAACTCATTGTCCACAAGGACATGCATACACAAAAGAAAACATCTACGTTGAAAGTAACGGTTCAAGACATTGTAGAACTTGCAGAAAACCTGTACTTTTGGAACAGAAATGACATTCACAGACATTAACGACATTCTCCCAAAAATTCCAAACATGAGATGGGGAGCAGTCACAAATGTTTTTCCTACAAATGCAAAAATAAACGAATTAAACAAATTTCTCCCTCATGATGGAAAATGGCATCTTGTCCTGGAATCAAAAGATATGGTAGATGTAGATGGAATAACCATCAGAACAAAGACAGCAAATTCTATGACATAAGATACTTCTCTAATTATTACACAACACTAAATTATTAATGGTGAAAAAAGCTCTTACTCCCAAGTTTTCCAGTCAGAGCACAAATTTCTCCGTATACAGTCAAGATGAAAATGATTCCATCCACACCACAGGAGTAGACGTGGATGATGGAAATTATGACAACGGAACTTTCCTGGACAGAGATTATGATATTAGGGACAAGAAAAACATTTCAATTAATTTAGAAAACATCGGGGCAAATGCCGTAAAATACAAGATACTATCCACTCCAAAACATTTTACCGATTTGGATGCAGATATTTCCGATGATGATTTTGACAAGGAAGAAAAAGCAGAAACTTCTTTGAATCCAAGAAGTAAAGCTACTGGCTCTGTAACATTAGACACTGGAGCATCAGGCTCAGTGGACGGAATAACAGTAGACGGAGTACAAATCATGAGCGGGTCTGTCCCATTCAATACCAGTCTGGATCAAACTGCCACTGATGTCGCAGCTAACATTAATGCATTTACAAGCAATCCAAAATATACAGCAGTAGCAGTAGGAGCAGTAATCACAATATCTGCAACAGTAAACGAACCTTCTACTGCAGTAGTTGTCAGTACAGTTACAACAATTACTAAAACAGATGCTAACATGTCAGGAGGAGCAGCAGGAAAAGCAGACACTTTGGAAATAGCAAAATCCTCTCCATCAATTACAGCTATTCGATTAAGGGCAAAGGAATCTGCAGCCGGTTCTCCTGGAAAGATTAGAGCAGACATCAAATGTCAGTAATGATATGTCCTAGACGAACTGGTTTGGCACGAGAATCAGTCTACATCAATAGTGACGTTTAACAATTAACGAAGAGAGAAGTAAAGTTCCCTTAGAGAATCATTCAATCATACCATAAGTGAAGATACAGCTGGGATTTTGCAGCATATGCAGAGACGAGGTACCAATCAAGGAACTACAATATCTCAAGATAAGAAACCACAAAAAATACAGGGGATGCAAAAGCTGTTATAATATCATGCACAAGAGATAGTTCCACATCTATAATTCTTTAATCAGCTAAATGCTCTTTTTCATTCATGGAAAGCTTGACACATTCAATACTGCCAAGGGTAGGATCCCAATTGGAAATACAGCACAGACAAAACACTCTTGGAGAAATACTGGAAGCTGCTGCAAAAAACAATGACATCATAAATGAGAATTATCTGCTTTACAAGATGAATCTGGCTGGAATTCAAAATTACACCAGAAACAAGCTGTACCAAGACAGATTATCCCTTGACTCTCAAAACAATTACATCAGAAATTTTCTTCCAAGATACTCAAAATATCAGGAAGACATCAATGCCGAACTGGATGCAATACGTGAAGAATGTATTGTACTATCACGAGAAGACTGGAAGATACGAAAAAAAATTCTCAGAGAAACCCCCGATGGAGCCTTTGAAACCACAATAGAGGAAACTGGCAATCAAAAATTCAAGGCAGATCTGTTAAAGATACGTCTCAAAGTAGCTGAACTCAAACAGAAACACAGTGAGGGCCAGAACATCAACATCTCTGCAGTAATTGTTCAAAGAGAACTCATTGCAAAGAAAGAGGAAATTGAGAAATTAAAAAATGAAGGTAAAATCCTGAAACTATCAAAGGACTGACATGGCAAGAAAAAACAATTCCATGATAGACAGCAACGGCAAGGCTTTCAATTGGGATGAAAACGCAGTGAAACTTTTAGCAAAGAACTGTGATTCTTACACTGAATTCTTTACCCGTTCCACTGAAGTCTTACTCCCTGACATTCCAAAAGGAATTCTCGAATGGAACTATGCCTGCAGGCCAGTAATCAAAGGAGAACCAAACAGACTGAAATATCTCCCAATGATAATCAAAGTCTTACTGGATCAGCATCCTTGGATTCAATTATTATGGGCCCGACAGTGGGGAAAGACAACACTATTTGCTACCATACTGGGTCATGCTGCAAGTATCAACTGGGATTACGATCAGACATATGTCAACTTTGAGCTTGAAGCACTAAAGACATTCTCAGATAATAAATTCAGAAAAGACGTATTTGCACAATATCCACTATCTGAATACATCGAAGGTATCTCAAGATACGGTTCAATGTCAAAGGTATCACTAAAGACTCGTTCCACAATAGACATGGTAACTGCATTAAATGGCTGGAAACATCTGCAAGGAAAATCAAATAAAAAAATGGTTGTGGATGAAGGAAACGACATCAACTGGGTAGGATTTCGAAACGCACTAGAAACCCAAGCTGACACGATGGGTGACTTGCTACTCGGCGGAGTTGGAGGATTTGTCGATACACTATACCACAAGCAATGGCTCTCAACTAACCAAATGGAATATGACTTTAGACGAGGCGAGCCATACCAGGGATATGACAACAACTCCTGGAGAAGAGATTTGGAATTTGATCAGCATGGCCTAGTCTATGGAGATTACATGCTTGATGTGCTTGATGGAGATTGGATTCCCAGAGCTCCAAAGCATGTAGGCAAACATGGATACCATCTGTCACAAGTAGCAAATCCTAGAATTCCAATTACAAAATTATCTGCAGTTGAGGACTACAAAGTTTCTGAAGAATATTCAATAGAAGCAAAGCTGGAAGATATCAATTCTACCATCAATGATTTGAGAAGAAATGTTTTTGCTGAATTTGTAGAAGGCGAACTAAAGCCAATCACTACAGCTATGATGCTGGCACTATACGACAAGACCACATCACTAACCAGAGCTGCAGATGTAGATCACAAAAACGGCGATGTCTTTATCGGAATTGACTGGGGAGGCGGAGGAAAAACCATAGTCTGGATTTGGCAGTGCATAGACAACAAGGTTCCAATCTTCAAGCTTCTCTGGGTTGAGAGAATTGAAACATCAGATGTTGAAAAGCAAAAAGATTTCTGCATTAATCTAATTGATGCATACGAAGCTGCACAAATTGTAGTTGATGCAGGAGGCGGAACCAGACAGGTTCAGGCATTGCAGGAAAGATACGGCTCTCGCTGTATCAGAAATTCATATCATCCAAGGCCAGAAAAGCCACTGCCAACAAGGGAAGAGGCAATAATTCAAAGAAGGGAAATGCGTTATGTCATTGACAGAACCTTTGCAATTGACAGGGTAATTGATCTAATCAAGCATCCATTCAAGGAGAAGGATTTCACCAGTCCAAAAATTATTCTTCCTGGAGCAGACTATGAGAAAGTCAAATGGCTCAATGATCAGTTTACTGCATTGGAAGGATTCAAGGAAAATCTAAAATCAACTGGCCAGACTTACATCAGATACGGACATGAAGATACCGAACCCGATGATGCATTGCAAGCATGTGTCTATGCAGTGATAGCTTGGGATATCAGAAGAGGTTCACCAGGACCAGTCGGATTCACTCCGCTAAAGCCAAAGTCAGATCCATTTGGCGACAATTATAATACTGGGAATCCAATATATTGATAATGCATTTTAAACGATTTCTATCTAAAATTAAAATCAATCAGAATAGTTGCTGGGAATGGAAACAGATGGCTCTGTCCTAAGTGTAATGATATAGTTAACAAATCTAGTCAATAAACCTCTACGTTTCCACTCTACATAATTGATCTCAAAACTAATTTTAGGAACTAGGAATAATCACAAGTATGCTGAAAAGATTCTATTCTGACAAATTTACAAAAAAAGCAGGACCTACTTATTTCATCGATCCTCCTGGAGGAAATTGAGATGAAAGTTATCATCACATTTACTGATTGGGGGACTCCCGGAGAAGGAGAAATGTTTGTAGATATAATTAGGGATCAATCATGAGTCTTTCATTTCTAACTGCTCCGTGTGGATGCATTGTAGATTGTCCAACCAAAATGATTCTTCTCTGGCAACCATCAAAAAAACACATGGCACAGCACAAAGAGTACGATGCTGGAATAATACATGATTGTAAATGTAGAATAGTTATGATTCCAGTTACAAAACTTGTTCTAAACGAAGATCTTCTAAAAAATCTGGAAGTGAAATAGATGGAAGAAAAGAAAAAGAAATCTAAAGAAGACTGCGACTGTGACAAGCATCCACAAAAAAGAATGAGACAGTACAACTGATACTTCTCATAATGAGCTAGCTCGAATAACAGCTCGTTGAATGAAGCTGACAAGAATAAAGTTCTCGCATTATCCAAAAATCATCCTGACTGGTCAGATCAGGCAATAGCTGACGAGCTCCATCTTACAAGAAGTGCAGTATGGAGAGTAAGATCAAACGGAAAATCTGCAATAATAGATACTACCGGCTGGACTGATGAGGAACTAGCACTATACGAAGAATTCAAAATTTACAAGAAAAATCAGAATGAAAAACCATGGTACATGAAGATTTTTCCACTGAGAAGAACTCTGGCTGACGGTTCCAACTATGACGAATATGGAATAACAGACCAGATAGGCCAGCACAATAACTTTCTGAGTAACTACACTCCACAATACAACGTACAGCCAATTGATGTCACACTGGATGGAAAGAAAATAAAATCACAAGCTAGCTACACTGCAAAGACAAAGACAAACGGCCAGGTAATATTTCCAAAGTTCTTCATGAACCCATTGCAAGCTTTGGATTACATAATTTTGCAGGACATCTACATGTACACCATTTGCGGTACTATCATAGACATTCTGGTCGCATTTAGCATGGGCAAAGGAATCCGGCCTGTACTGAAACTAAACGAGGAAGACAAGGTAGAAATCAAGAAAATAAAATCAGACACATCCAAAGATACCTTACAGTCCGAGGATCGTAAGGATAGAGACGAGACAAAAGAGGAGGCCATAGCTAGGGTACTGGATGAAAACAAAAAATTATTGGATCCGATAATCGCAATTGACAAATCATTTTCTGATCCTAAACAGGTTGACCCATATCTTGACGGCGATTTTAATGAAAAAATTGAAGCCCTAGTTAGAAACCACTGGATATTTGGAAGGGACTTGATGACATACGAATACTTTGAAGATCGTATCTTCACATGGGATGGAAAAAAATATCCTGACATTCCAAATGTGCTTAAAGTAATTCATCCAAGAGATATCGATTTTGTAAAGATTGATCAGCCAACTCTAAAGCTTGAAGGAGTATCATTGATGTTCTCAACTGGAATTATTGAAGCAAATGACATGCTATACATGGAACACAATTCAGATTCTCCAATCTATAACGGCAAGCACTACGGATATTCCAAAATGCAGAGAATGATTGGCGATGGCCGTTCCCTGCGAAAGCTAAAGGATAGGGACTTTCCAAACGTTGCAACAATAGGTTATGCAGGTTTTTCAGTAATTGCATTTAGAGAAGACACAAAGGGAGCTACAAAAGAAAGAGAACAAAACACATCATTTGTAAATTCTCTCACTGTAGGCTCTCCAAATGCCACTACTCTGAAAGATCCAGAACACGACATGCACGTGCATGACATCAAGACTGATGCAAAAATAGCAGAGATGATTGAAATGGCCCACTATCACGCAGAAGCCGCTGCCAAATCAGTCGGAGTACCAACCAGTTTAGTATCAAAAGAAAAGGATCCCAACAGGGACACTTTGCTTTCAATTCTCAGATTGTTCAGGGAAAATACTATAAAAAGAGAACAAATCAAGATTACAAAAAAAATAGATGCACAATGGTACATGAAGAACTGGAGAATCATCTACAAAGACAACGAAGAAGTATTGAAAAACTTTCACATAGA